CCCTGTAGAGCACGCTCCAGCCCTGCTCCGTCTCTACCATAATTGTGCCGCCCTCTATCTCATAGGCCAATATATCGCCGCTGGCCTTGGCGGCCTTAACGGCCTCCAGACACCTATTAAATTCACTCATTTTTTATCTTCCTTAAAAAAGTAATAGCGCACGCGCACCGGCGGCATAGTGCCGTAATTAATCCGTGAATGCGCTTTAGGGTTATCTTCGTAGGTAATATGGCTGTCAACCTCTCCAGACCATTCCAGCCGCTGGAGGCGCACGCGTGCCGTGGATACGCTTACCTTATTTTCCTTGGCGTATTCGGCGGCCGTAAAGTGTAAGCAGAGCATTAGGCCACCTTTTTAAAAACGTGAGCGTCTGGCTCTACCTTATCGCGGTTATTAAAAATAATAAAGCCGGCCTCTGCATAAATAGAGGTCACCTCAAAATCCATCGCCGGATTAGGAAAACAGAGCACATCACCGACAGCGATCTGCGCGGCCTTAATTCTGATCATATCTAAGCGCATAATTTCCCCTTATTCGTAACGCGGCCGCTCGGCCGGAAATGGTGCAACATCGGTGACAATCTTAAAATCATAAATTCCCTCACAAGATACGGAAGAGACGGGAGCGCGGCCAGCATTCCAGTCCGCTAGAAAATCAGCCTCTCCGCTATCGTAGACGCCTTGCAGATACTGGCGCGCGGCCTCTCTAGTGGAAAAGGCCTTATTGACCGGACAGTCTACCGGCTCGCCGGTGTCGTACCACCAGCCGCCCTCCTCTCGGCCGCCATAGGCGCGGTCTAGCATATATAAGTTAACGTAATATTGAGTCATTACGCGGCCTCCAGACTGTAGGTATTGGCCTCAGTAACCGGAACGAATATATGGCCGTTATCATCGCGCCCAGACGCGAATGTATAACCAGCCCAGCCCAGACGCGCGGCCAGCTCTAGCGCGGCCTTAGCGTGCAGATCATCACTATTAAGGGCGTGATCATAGGGCATAGTAAAGCTCTCGCCATTACTGGCCATGGCTCTAATCCGCGAGCCCCTGTGATCCGTAGGGCTTAAGTATCTAGTTTTAATATATTGCATAACACCTCCGTAATTAATTAATCAATAGGTGACCAGAGAGCCGGCCACCTGCCGAGTTTAACGGCCAGCGTCTGGCAAAGTAAACACCTGTCAACCCCTTTGCATTCCGTATTGTGAGAAAAATTAAGACGCGGCCAAGGCCAGCGGAGCGGATCAGTGCAGCAGACACTATAGGTAGTAGAGACAATAGAGAGATAACACTAGATATAGTACTTAATGCTACAATTCCACAATATGAGATATTCTTTTTTTATACCCTATAAATGATGGCCACAAAACCCCCTAAGCTAAGCCGTAAGCAGATCAAAGAGGGTCTGGAGAGCGTGCCTATAGATACTATTATTCTGGGCGCGGCCAGTAGCGGCCAGACTAAGCTAACCGCGTCACAGCGCGCCTTTGCGTACCAAATGGCACTAGGTAAGACTAAGGCGGAGAGCTTTAGACAATCACGCCCTAATGGAAGGAAGAGCACAGCTAAACCAGCCACAGCGTCCAGACGCGGCCAAGAGCTTACAAGTCACAGCGCAATACAAGCGCAGATAGACGCCTTCAAGCTGGCTCTAGAGGCACAACAGCACAATACCCCAGCCGCTCTCCGAGCTCTGGCCATCCACAAATTAACCGAGCACGCGATTAATCCAGACACGCCGCCGGCACAGCAGATCAAGGCGGCCGAGCTCTTGGGCAAAATGACTGAGGTAGCTCTATTTACTGAGCGGCGCGAGGTGGTCACCGTCTCAGACTCCGGCGCGGTGCGTGATAAGTTGCTGGCCTCTATCCGTCTGGCACTATCTGCACAGGGCGCGGAGGATGCAGAGGCCGTGGACGTTACAGCATCGGAGCTAATGGCGGAGCTGGGAGCACCAGACACGGAACGGCCGGAGCTGGAAGAGCTGGAACAGGCTGGGGAGGCCTTGGACGATGGCCAGAGCCCAGACCCCACCGACCCCCTACACCCAAAAATCATTTTATCTAGTGCCAGCCCTATGCATAGTATTCCAGACACTCACCCACCTCTAAATTCCAATCAACAGGGGGAGGGGGGTAATATTTCACAATGTAAGATAGAAGATGTTTCACGTGAAACACCCCCCTTATCAAATCCTGTGCAAAGTGGGGGGGAATAATATTTTGAGAAAATTACAGAACATTGACCGCGATATAAAAAAAACAACACAAGTGTTGTGTTCTTTAATGCTAGAGCGCGAGTTAACAATTAAGCAACTCCGTGGTCTGGAGGCTTCAGCGCAGATTCAGACGGAGCAGTTATTCAAGCGCCTAAGAGATATTGAGGACTGCGGCAAATAATGTTTGATAAAAGAGGAAAATTTGTTGTACATACCTACCGCTGGTACTATCGGTGGAATTTGTTCTGGTGGAAGATAGAAGGTTATGATTGCCTTAATGGGATAAACGTATATCCACTTAGTGACAAACATAGTGCTGGATTTATTATCAAAATGGGTAAATTTAAGTTTAGGGTACGGTATTCAAAACGGACCAAACAATGGTTCTGGGGGTTCAAATGACTCCGGCTCAAAAGGAAATCTTTGTCATCATAGATGAGTGGTGGAAAAAGTTTGGCTTTGGTCCATCCATAGATGACATCATGAGTATTACGGGAGAAAAAAGCCGAGGGAATACTGCCCGTAAGATTCGCCTGTTGGTAGAGCTGGGTATGTGTAAAAAGGTTCCGCATAAGGCTAGGTCTGTACGGCCTTCCTATCTTAGGGTCCGGGATATAGAATGAATTTAGAAGAACTGATATTGGCATTACCGCCGGGCGATAGGGAAAACCTCATGGCTATGGCGCAGCAATATCAAGATGCTATCCTACGGGAAAAGGGTCAGAGTCACTTTATGACCTTTGTAAAGACTATGTGGCCCGGTTTTATATCCGGCCGGCATCATGCTTTAATGGCTAAGAAGTTTGAGGATATTGCCAATGGTAAATCTAAACGCCTGATTATTAATATGCCGCCGCGTCACACCAAATCCGAGTTTGCCAGTTATTTACTGCCGGCTTGGTTCCTAGGTAAATTCCCTAATAAAAAAATTATTCAATGTTCTAATACGGCTGAACTCGCGGTAGGTTTTGGCCGAAAGGTTCGTAACTTAGTAGATGGAGAGACTTATGCCAAAATTTTCCCAAATGTCGCTCTTAGATCTGATAGTAAGGCTGCTGGGCGTTGGAGTACTTCTGGTAATGGGGAGTATTTTGCTATCGGTGTTGGCGGTACTGTTACTGGTAAGGGAGCTGATCTGCTCATTATTGATGATCCACATTCTGAGCAAGAGGCCGCCTTGGCTTCTGGCGACCCTTCGGTTTTTGACAAGGTGTATGAATGGTATACATCAGGGCCTCGTCAGCGCTTACAACCGGGTGGTGCAATAGTAGTCGTGATGACCCGCTGGTCAAAGCGGGATTTAACGGGTAAGATCTTACAGTCCGCCGTAGATAAAGATGGCGATACTTGGGAGATGATTAGCCTTCCTGCTATCCTGCCTACGGAAAAACCCTTATGGCCGGAATTTTGGTCACTAAAAGAATTAGAGGTTTTAAAGGAGGAACTGCCGCTTTCTAAATGGCAAGCCCAATATCAACAAGATCCGACCAGTGAAGAAGGCGCGCTTGTTAAACGGGAGTGGTGGAAAGAATGGGACAAAGAACTGCCGCCAGTTTGTGAGTTTGTCATTCAATCTTGGGATACGGCGTTTACTAAAAACGAGCGTTCAGACTACTCAGCCTGCACTACATGGGGTGTATTTTATAAAGACGAAGACCATAATGATGCTAATATCATTCTATTGGACGCCTTAAAAGAACGATTAGAGTTTCCAGAATTAAAGGAACGCGCCCTACGAATGTATCAAGAATGGACACCAGATGCGTTTATTGTTGAGGCAAAAGCGTCCGGCGCGCCCCTCATATTTGAACTGAGAAGAATGGGCATTCCGGTACAAGAGTTTACGCCAACAAGGGGTAATGATAAAATAAGCCGAGTAAATTCTGTATCAGATTTATTTGCCTCTGGCAAGGTCTGGGCGCCACCTAAAAGATGGGCGGAAGAAGTGATTGAGGAAATGGCAGCGTTTCCAAATTCAGACCACGATGACTTAGTGGACTCAACAACCCAAGCTTTACTGCGATTTAGAAAAGGCGGATTTATTCGGTTACCTAGTGATGAGCCAGATGAACCAAGAGAATTCCGCAGAAGAGTAGCCTATTATTAACAAGGATGACATATGTCAATAGATAAAGCCCTTTACCAAGCACCACAAGGCATTGCCGCAATTGATGCACCCGATATTGAAATTGAGATTATTGATCCAGAAGCCGTGCATCTAAACATTGGTGATTTAGAAATAGATATTGGTAAAGAAGAGGATGACTTTAGTGCCAACCTTGCCGAAGAAATTTCAGAACAAGTATTGGCAGAACTTGCCGGCGATTTAATTGGCGACTTTGAAAACGACTGCTCTTCCCGTAAAGACTGGATCCAGACCTATGTAGACGGTTTAGAACTTTTGGGTCTAAAGATTGAAGAGCGCTCAGAACCATGGGAAGGCGCTTGCGGTGTATATCACCCCATCCTAGCCGAAGCCGTAGTCAAGTTTCAATCTGAAACTATTATGGAAACTTTTCCAGCCTCTGGCCCGGTAAAAACCCAAATTATTGGCAAAGAAACTGCAGAAAAAAAAGAAGCAGCACAGAGAGTTCAAGATGACATGAACTACGAATTAACCGATGTCATGAAGGAATACAGACCAGAGCACGAGAGAATGCTATGGGGTATGGGATTATCAGGTAACGGTTTCAAGAAAGTTTACGTTGACAGCTCTTTAGGCCGTCAAGTATCTATGTATGTAACCGCTGACGATTTAGTCGTTCCCTATGGTGCATCCAGCCTAGAATCTGCAGAGCGTATTACCCATGTCATGCGCAAAACTGAAAACGAAGTGCGCAAATTACAGGTTGCAGGATTTTACCGCGATGTAGATCTAGGCGATCCTGTTAATGTCATGGACGAGATTGAAAAGAAAATTGCGGAAAAGTTAGGATTTAGAGCAACTACCGATGACCGCTATAAGATTCTTGAAATGCACGTTGACCTAGATTTAGAAGGTTACGAGCATAAAGATAAAGACGGCAATGAAACTGGTATTGCCCTGCCGTATGTCATCACCATTGAAAAGAACACCATGAATGTTCTATCAATTAGACGTAACTGGGATCCAGAAGATGAAAAACATCAAAAACGTCAACACTTTGTTCATTACGGTTATATTCCGGGCTTTGGCTTTTATCACTTTGGTATTGTCCATTTGCTTGGCGCTTTTGCTAAGTCTGGCACTTCTATTCTCCGCCAGCTGGTTGACGCAGGATCATTGGCCAATCTGCCGGGTGGCTTTAAGACCCGTGGGTTGCGAGTAAAAGGTGACGATACACCGATTGCCCCGGGCGAGTTTAGGGACGTAGATGTCCCAAGTGGCGCGATGAAAGACAATATCATGCCGCTTCCTTACAAGGAACCTAGCCAGACATTAATTCAACTGTTGAATCAAATTATAGATGATGGTCGTAGATTCGCTTCCGCTGGAGACTTAAAGGTATCTGATATGTCATCTCAGTCCCCAGTTGGGACTACGCTGGCTATTTTAGAGCGCACCCTCAAGGTCATGAGTGCTATTCAAGCGCGTATCCACTACGCCATGAAACAAGAATTTGGCCTGTTAAAGAAAATTATTGAGGCAGATGCCCCAGCGGAATACAACTACCAGCCAGAAGAAGGTAGCCGTAAAGCCCGTAAGGCTGACTATGGCATGGTTACTATCATTCCGGTGTCTGATCCAAATGCCGCGACTATGAGCCAGAAGGTTGTCCAGTATCAAGCCGTACTGCAATTGGCTCAAACTGCGCCACAGTTGTATAACTTGCCGTTTTTACACCGCCAAATGCTCAATGTTTTGAATATCAAGAACGCGGAAAAATTGGTACCGATGCAAGATGACATGAAGCCTGTAGATCCTATTACAGAAAACATGAATATCTTACAAAACAAGCCTGTAAAAGCGTTTTCTTATCAAGATCATCAAGCGCATATTGCAATTCATATGTCGGCCATGAATGATCCTAAGATTAAACAAGTTATGGGACAAAACCCACAAGCTCCAATCATGATGCAGGCCATGCAAGCCCACATTACAGAGCACGTTGGCATGGAATATAGACGCCAAATGGAGCAAATGATGGGGATTACCCTGCCTGCGATTGAAGAAGATCAAGAACATATGTCAAGAGACATGGAATTGCAGATCTCCCGCATGGCAGTACCGGCCGCGCAGCAGCTTTTAGGTCAAAATCAGACCGCTATTGCAGCGCAACAAGCTCAACAGGCCGCTCAAGACCCTGTTATTCAAATGCAGCTCAAAGAATTGCAGCTTAAATCACAGGAAGTGGCTATTAAAGAGAAGAAAATGGCTATTGACGCGGCTACCAAAGCGGATCAGTTGGAGATTGAGAAGCAAAGAATTGCAGCCCAGAAGGAAATTGCTGGTATGCAAGTCGGTGCCAAGACAGCCAAAGACAAAGCTGAGCTTGAGTCTAGGCAAAAAATTGAAGGATTGCGTATTGGCGCTCAAATAGGCCAGCAAAAAGCGCAATTAAACATTAATAGACAGCAAAACCAACAAAAAGGTAAGAAAACAGAATGAAAGACAAAATACTAGACCATCTTCTCAAACAGATAGATGCAAAAGTAAGGGGTTTGGAAGAATCCCTTGGTACCGGTGTAGCCAAAGACTATGCTGAATACCAAAAGGCGTGCGGCCAGATTACAGGCCTTCTATCCGTGCGTTTATACATAACAGACCTGCAAAAAAACTTGGAGAATTTTGATGAGTGAATTACTAATCGGCTCAAATCCCGATGATGTAAACGCAACAACTACTTTGCCTCAAACAGACGAAGATAAAGCAAAACAGCTACCCGAACCATCTGGCTACCGCATTCTATGCGCTATTCCAGACGCCGAAAAAGCCTATGAAAGTGGGATTTTAAAAGCGGACACTACTATGCATCACGAAGAAGTGTTATCAACCGTGTTTTTTGTAGTCAAATTGGGTCCAGACTGCTATCAAGATAAAGGCCGCTTTCCAAATGGCCCTTGGTGTAAAGTCGGTGACTTTATTTTAGCCAGACCAAAC